AACCTTGAACCCATGAAGTGTTTCTTCAATGTTTACATTAGTATATGACTTTTCGGGTGCAATATAGACTATTTTACCAGTTCTTAAAACTCCCAAAAAATCACTCCCAACGTGGACCTTCCGCCCATCCTACTAGACTTGTTCTACTACCTTTGGTAATAGGTGCAACTCCGTGTTCAAAGTATGATAAGAAACATATTACTGTACCTTTCTTAGCGAGTGCTACTGGGTCGGGATTTTGAGTATGACTAAATGTTAATTCGCCACCTTCATAATCTTCGGGGTCTGATAATTGTACGACAATACTTACCTTTCTATGCATTCCGTCTTGTCTGTTCCAGTCAATATCATGGTGCATACCATAATGATAACCTATATCTTTGTATTCTGTAAATTGTAAAGGGGGTAAATAAGATACTTTTACGTTAAAATGTTCGTTGGCTTTTTCTATATACCACATCATTTGTTCTGTAAGAGGTTTGTATTTTTCATCTTGTAGCCACCTTATTTGGGTTTTTCTATGGCTATCTTCTTTACCTTCACCTGTTCTAAAGGTAGATGCCGCTTGAGGCTTGGCTTCTCTTGCTGCCTCAATTATTTCATTCACTAATTCTTCACTCAACGCTTCTTCCCACATTATCCATGCGGGATGTTTCATCATTTCTGACATATACTACCATTACATCATAGGGTATTTAAGGAGTATCTACAACCAAGAAGGTTTTGTTGGGTAGTTAGGATTAAAGGGGTCTGATGAAGCAGGTAAATCTCTAAGACCTTGCCTAAATGTAGTCAACTCTGTTTGTTGTGTAGATGTCAATGAATTATATACATCAGTAAGCATATAATAATCTGTTTCTTCTAATTCACCTTGACGAATTAATCTTAATTGTTGCCTAGCCTCTTCTTCTGTTAAGACTCTTGTAAGTACAATTTCCCCATCAACGATTGTTTGTTGTAAAAACCATTCACCTGTCATTTAATCACGCCCACCTGTTATCATTACTACTATCTCCTAAATACTCAAAATATACTCTAGGGTACCAGTTGTCTTGATATGGAACAAACTTATTAGTTCCGCTATTGATTGTAAAACTTCCTGTTTTAAAAGTTGTTAAACTAGGGTACCAGTAAAGCATATTTGAAGGATTACTAGATGCAGGTATTCTTATCGGTTGTGTTTTACCGGCATTAATACAATTAAAATTAACATTACTGCCATTAGTACCATGACCTCCTAAAAAGCCCAACCAATACCAAGTATCTTCTGTCAAAGTTACTCTACTACCACCACTTCTTACATCGTATTGACTTTGGCTATATTGATTTCTTGGTTCAAAATCATATGTATCTATTACAGTAGCACTAGGATAACCAGTATTAGAATCAGAACTAAACAAAGACCATTTATATCCATCACTATTACCACTAGCAAAGTCCATTCCATTATGAGTACCACTACCTGCTTGAATCATTATTCTATCTAACTCTCCCCCAGTACCACTATAAAATGGAATAAAATATTGTTTTCTAGCAAAATAAAAAGGCGCTGCATTATTAAAAGAATTAGTACCAGTAGACGGTATAAAGAACATATCGTTGTTAGATGTTAGACTAGTGCTACCTGCTCTAGTCATATGTAGTGGTCTTAAACCAACAGCATCACTACCGGATGCTCCGGCTTCGTGTCTTGTTGCGTTTGCTAATCCCATTCTAAATACTTGTCTACCCATTTTTTTCACCTTAACTTAAGTACGGAAATGTTATTCCGTGATATTGTATTGTTAAATCATTAGTTGAATTAGTCGCTCCCGTACCCGCAATTTTTATTTCTATATCTGTACCATTTATTGCTGCTGATATAGTACCAAACGCATCTGTTGTATAAATTGTACCATAAGTCGTAAAATCTACACCCGAACCGTCTGTATGTAATAATATCTTTTCAGTTTGGTATTGAGGCAGAATGCCGGGGTCGCTATTGTCATCAAGTATGTTGTATGTTATTTCAACAGCACCGACATTTGCTTTCTTTAGTTTTAAGAAAACAGTAGCCGTAGTTCTGATATTACCTAATGCTTTTGAACCCGAAAACTGTGCGGTTGTAGGACCTATTTTTACTTCCGGTGCATCAAATGTAGATGCATCTGATGTCACATTACCTTTTTGACCTGTAATCCAAGTAACTCCACCATCACCGGAACTTATTGATAATTGGTCGTCTCCTGTTGCAGAAGCCGCATCTGCCCCACCAATCATAACATTGTTAGACCCCGAAGTTATATTATCTGCGGCTTGATAACCGATTGTTATGTTTTTTCCTCCGGTGTCAATAAGTTTACCCGCACGGAAACCTAATCCGGTATTGCCTGTTCCTGACGTTAATGCTTCTCCGGCACTACCACCAACTGATGTATTATAACCACCTGTGGAAGTATTTTGTGCGCCCGCCTGATACCCAATTGAAATATTACCATCACCCGAAGTAGTTCCTCTTCCGGCATTATGTCCCACCGCTATATTCCATTTTCCAATTGTTACTCCATAATTAGAAAAATGACCAAGTGATACGTTACTAGCACCAGTTGTTGAAGTGTATAAACTGTTCATTCCAATCGCAAGATTGTTATCTCCTGTGGTTACATTGGTTGCTGCATCTATACCTAATGCTACGTTAAAATTACCACTACTTGCAACTAAAGAATCTAAAGCACCACTACCTAATCCTACGTTAGAATTAGCGGTTGTAATAGCATCCGACAAATCACCGATAGCACCTGCTACACCACTTGGTCCGGGCGGGCCTGTGGGTCCTGTTGAGCCACTTGGTCCAGTAGAACCAGTAGGCCCATTTGGTCCAGTCGGCCCTGTTGGGCCAGTAGGCCCTGTTGGTCCAGTCGGTCCTGTATCTCCGGGTGGAATTGTAAAGGCAAATATTTTAGCAGTATTAGGACCGCTTGAAGCAATTGCTAAAGGACCGGAAGCAACTGTTGGTGTGCCAAAACCTGCTGCTGTTCCTGTCGGACCTGTGCTACCCGTAGGTCCACTCGGTCCTGTCGGGCCACTCGGTCCTGTTGGTCCAGTCGGGCCACTTGGTCCTGTCGCACCGGCAGGTATGCTAAACGCAAATACTTTAGCCGTAGCAGGTCCACTTGCTGTTACACCGATAGGGCCTGTGGTAGCAGTAGGTGTACCAAACCCTGCTGCCGTTCCGGTAGGTCCAGTTGGTCCAGTAGGTCCTGTATCACCATCTGAACCACTAGGGCCTGTTGGTCCACTAGGCCCAGTTGGTCCCGCAGGTCCGGTAGGACCATTAGGCCCTGTTGGTCCGGGAGGTCCGGCTGAACCAGTTGGCCCGGCAGGTCCGGTTGCTCCGGTATCTCCTTTGTCTCCTGTTCTAGCAAAAGTAACTATTACATCCTCACCATCAGAAAATGGTGCAGAGGCAGAAGAATCTACTGTGCTAACTGTAATATCAAAGTAGCCGGAATCTTCTGTCAAAGATGAAATAGTGTGTAAAGTAAATTGACTAGAATCTGTTAAGTTACTAATCTTAACGTGTCCTTTTATAGTAGAGGTAGAATCATCAATAGTTCTAAGGAAAGATTGTATATCCGTACCGTCTAAATCTTGGTCGTCAATATAGATAGCAGTAGCAGAAGATTGTGTACCATTATTTAGTTTTATCTTACCTGCTCCGGGGTCGCTATCGCTAGTATTTGTAGAGAAATCGTACTTAAATGTAGCACCACCAAAGTTACCATCTGCACCACTAGGCCCAGTAGGTCCTTGTGCGCCTGTTGGTCCAGTTCCACCTGTTGGACCGGGTGGACCAGTAGGTCCATTTGGACCTGTTGGGCCGGTAGGCCCAGTCGGACCACTAGGTCCAGTCGGACCAGTAGCACCCGCAGGTATAGAGAATGCGAAAACTTTTGCTGTGTCCGGCCCACTTGCTGTTACTCCTATCGAACCAGTAGTTGCAGTTGGTGTGCCGAATCCGGCAGCAGCCCCAGTCGGCCCAGTAGGTCCTTGAGAACCCGTAGGACCCGTAGGCCCAGTTGGTCCTGTCGAACCGCTAGGTCCGGTAGGTCCGGTATCACCGGGAGGAATAGTAAACGCGAATATTTTTGCGGTATCGGGTCCACTAGAGGATATTGCTAATGGACCGCTTGCTACTGTGGGTGTTCCGAATCCGGCAGCAGGTCCTACTGGACCGTTAGGACCAGTTGGGCCAGTAGGTCCGGTACTACCAGTTGGACCTTGAGAACCAGTTGGGCCTTGAGAGCCTGTTGGTCCGGGTGGACCTGCCGGACCATCCGGCCCAGTTGGACCTGCCGGACCTTGAGAACCAGTCGGACCTGTCGGGCCGCTAGGACCAGTAGGTCCTGTGTCTCCTTTATCACCAGTTCTAGCGAATGTAACTGATACATCTTCACCGTTACTAAACGGAGAGGTAGCAGAAGAATCTACGGCACTTACTGTTATATCGAAATAACCTGTATTTTCTGCTAGAGAAGATATAGTAAACAAAACGAACTGAGAAGAGTCTGTAAGATTACTTACTTTTACATGACCTTTTATCGTAGAAGTAGAGTCGTCTATTGTTCGTAAGAATGATTGAATGTCTGTACCGTCTAAATCTGAATCATCTATGTAAATACCAGTAGCAGAGTTTTGTGTAGAGTTGTCAAATCTTATTTTACCTGCTCCGGGGTCTGAATCTGTTGTTGTAGTATCAAAATCATATTTGAATGTAGCACCACCGAAAGAACCCTGCGGCCCAGTTGGTCCAGTAGGACCTGTACCACCAGTAGGGCCAGTTGGACCGGCAGGGCCAGTTGGTCCTGTTGGCCCAGTAGGACCTGCTACTGTTGAATCTGCACCAGTCGGACCAGTCGGTCCGGTAGGGCCTGTTGGACCAGTAGTTCCTTGAGGACCTTGACTTCCTGTCGGACCAGTAGGTCCAGTTGGTCCATTAGGACCAGTAGGTCCAGTCGGGCCGGTAGCACCATTAGTACCTGCTTGTGAAAAAGTAAAAGAGTATTTTGTATTATTAGATAATGTACTTGTTGTAGTTGAAGCAATGGGTGTTACACCTAAAGTCCACCATCCTGTATTATCTGTTACTGTGTTTATTCTAAACACCATATATTCTTGTACTTCTGAACCCAATGTATTACCTATGTGTAATTGACCTTTTCTAGTTTGGGCTTGATTGTTAAATGTAGTAATAAAAGTATCTCTGTTGTCTCCGCCCGCATCTAATTCGTCAATATATATTTCTGTAACACTAGCAAATGTTCCGTTGTCTACTCTAAAGAAACCGGATGTTGGGTCTGCTTCTGTTGTAGTCGTACTAAACTTCCAAACAACCCCCGGTCTATAACCAGTAATACCTTGAGGACCTGTAGGGCCTGTAGGACCAGTTGGTCCTGTTGGACCTGTTGCCCCTTGTGGTATAGTAAAAGCAAAAATCTTTGCTGTGTCCGGTCCAGAGGAAGAAACTCCTATTGGTCCAGTAGATGCAGTAGGGGTTCCAAAACCTGCGGCTGTTCCAGTAGGGCCAGTAGGACCTGTCGGTCCTGTTGTTCCTTGCGCTCCGGTAGGACCTGTCGGCCCAGTAGGACCTGTTGCACCTGTTGGTCCACTAGGACCAGTTGGCCCAGTAGGACCTGTAGGTCCGGTAGGACCTGTAGCATTGTTTTGATATGCAATCCATGTATCTTGTGTAGCACTATGCCTTAAGTAGACTTTTTGATTTTGTGTTAAGGTAAAAGTACCGCTAGTACCTGCGTTAGAAACACCAGTACCTACAAGAGAAACTACTGTGCCGTCATCAGTAGCAATAGTAATATTACCTGTTCCTTCATTCATAACTTGTAATTCTGATAAACCTACTGGGAAAGGAACAGCAGAGTATGTAGGTAGTTTGTAAGTATATGCAGAAGAATCTGTATGAAGTATCATACGTGCTTCGTCTGCTCTAGTAAATGTGTAATCAGCATTTTTTGTTTCTAGTGGCCTAACATCTGCTGCTCTACCACCTGCTACTGAACCATCACCAATAAATAAACCGTTAGCGGCTGAACCTGTATTAGTATCTAGAAATATCTGTTCCTTAGTAGGAGTAACACCTGCTCTTTGAGTTGTAGTAGCAGTAAACAGATTTTTATTGCTCGTCAACGCCATATTTATTTCCATCCTTAATTGTTTAATAATTATATCACTAGTGACCCCATAATAATGATACCACTATCATTGTTTGTTACAATCAAATCTCCTATATCAAGAGTACCACCACCGCCTCCATCACCACCAGTATTTGCAGCCCATGTCGGTGTGCCACTAGATACAGTCAAAACAGTTCCTTCTGAACCTATTGCTAATTCAGTAAGTGCGCCCTGTCCGTTACCGTATAATAATGCTTTAGAGGTAACACTATTTCTACCTGTACCACCATGAGGTACAGAGTATCTTGGAGATGTAGTACCGTTGTTTCTGTATATACCTTCTGCAACTTGTGAAAAGTTCCAATCACCATCTACCGTAGGTCTGTTAGTAATATGTATTTCTGCTGAATTACCCCCACCATAAACAGGACCGTATAATCTAGCACCACCTTCTATTTCTAATTCTTCACATCCTAATATTAGATTATCCCCTAAAGCAAAATAATTTGCTGCTGTACTAGAACTAAGGATTTTTAATTTTCTATATTGAGTGTTAAATGTATTAGTATTACCGTAAGTGGTTTCACCAGTTACAGGTAATTTAGTACCTGCCGCAGATGGAGTTATTTGTAACTCTGTATATCCCCATTTGAATGTAGATGTAGTTAATGTTAGAGAACCAGTAACTTTGTATATTTTATTGACATCTCTTATATTTTTAGTTCTAGGTGAAACAGTAATAGAATCATCTATATTTAGATTTAGTATATCAACACTAGGATAATTATTGTAATTATAATCTTCTGCTGAACCTGTTGTTTCTGCTGCATCATAGATAAATTGTGGACTAAATGTTCCTGTGTTAGATGCTGCATTCATAGTAACATTAGGATATACACCGTTTTGTAATATGAAAGTAATATTAGTAGGTTCATAGTAAAAAGTCATATTACTTCTACTTGTAGAACTATCAAACATACCTAGTGTGTTAAAATC